TAAAAACATATCTTTAATATATTGTCAACATATATAAACAATAAATATTTATGAAAGGTCTAATAATGGCTAAAAATAACGATAATTTAACGCCTTTTTATATGAAAATATCAAAAGATTTAAAAATAAAACTTCAAGAACAAGCAAAAAAAGAACGGGTGCCAATGGTGGCCCTTATAACCGAAATGCTGGAACTCGGTCTATTAGTCAGGCCAAGGATGAAACAAGATAAAATTGAACAATTATTAAGTGCTGCGGAATTGGTTCATTTTCATGGAGAAGATTAATCCCGACCACTATAAAAACAAATCAATAGAAACCATTGAGGCGATCAAGTCTCAACTAGGGTTTGTTTTTTTTATAGGCTATTTAATCGGCTCGGCTTTAAAATATCTTTGCCGAATGGGTATCAAATATCCCACTTTGTCCGGAACTTTAGAGGATGCCAAAAAAAGCGAATGGTTTATTAAAAGAATTATTAAAGAATTAGAGGAGCAAATAAAACAACATGGACCAGATCAAGAATTTAACAGAGAATCAAATCAAAATACTAGAAATAGAGGCCTTACAAAATGAAATTAAGAACTTACAAGACAAAATTAATATCATTCGTTCAACGATTGACTTCAAGCCCCAAAAAGTAGAAAACAGGCTTTATATATCAAACATACTTGAACAAGTCAGCCATTACACAGATTACAAACCCGAAGAAATACTGAGCAAAACAAGAATCAAAGAACTTGTAAAGGCTCGATCACTGTTTATTAATTTATGCCTTGATCTAACTCATCATTCTTCAAATTCAATCGGGATACACTTAAAAAAGGACCACACGACCATTTTATATCATAAGAATATTAAGGCCAATAAGGATAAATATTGGAATAATAAAAGGGCCGAGGGTGTCGAACTGTGGAGAGATTACAACAATATAAAAACAAAGTTAGTCCTTGAAACAACCAGATAAAAAGAAAGCCGACTACGGAACAGGCAAAATACAGGGCCATTTCTGTGTTATACCTCAAAGGGCGGTTATTGATCAAAGATTTAGACAATATCCCCGTACCTTTATGGTCCTTTGTGCCTTGGGTAATTATACCTCAAGACAGGGAGTATGTTGGCCTAATCAAATAACTATTGCCCGAAATCTAGGTATTAAAAGCCAATCGACTATATCCAAACACATCAAGAAGCTGATTGAATGGGATTATATACGCTATGCAAAAAAACACGCTGGGTTGAAAGGTAATAAATACTTTATGGTGTTTGATTCTAAGATTACAGAAGAAGATGCGAAAGCAACTGCGACAGTTCAAGACCGATCTTTTGAAGAAAAACCGACACTATATACAGGACCAAAAACAGCAGATAATACTAAATCTAGTATGTCGAAACAAAGCAAAAAAGACATTGAAAAGCCTAAAAAGGATGCAGATATTCCCTACAAGGAATATTTAGATATTCACTCAGAGGGAATACATAACAACAAAGATAACAATAATATATTCCCTATAGCAAGAATGATATTAAATACGTTTGTAAGGTTGTCAGAAAGAATTTACGGACAAGTAAGAAGCTATGACCAAGGACAGCTAAACCTTGTAGCTGAATGGATACAGACCAAGAACTTAAAACCAGAATACGCAATCAAAAGGATTGAAGAGGTTTTATTATGGAGAAGAAGAAACAACAAGGACAGCCCGAAAGGGATTAAGTTCTTTGAATATGCTTTCTTTAAGAAGCCACCACCAGAAAACAAAGCGGAACAAGTGGCCGACATCATTAAAAAACTAGCAAACGCAAAGAAAATAAAATAATTTATAAAGGGTAAACGTTCCTTTAATACTTATAACCCGCCTTGCGTAATAACTTTTTATTTTTTAAGAGGCACCCCTTGCCCCCCCACCCGCTGCGTATACATGGGGGGATATCTCACAATTTTTTTGCAATTTTTTCATAAATCAGTAATATGAAAACAAATCGGAAACATAACAGAAAGGAAATACGATTATGGGAAATGGACCAATCTATTCGAACAGAAGCTTTAAACTCATGAAGAATGTTGCAATCTCCGAAGGAGAATACATTATCGAAGTTTGGCATGGTTCGAATTGGGATAAGGAAACAAAACAAAGATCAGAAGTACCCGGTGCGATGGATATTAAAATCTATATTAAGGATACATCACAAGATTACGATAAAGGTGATTTTGTGACACAGTTAAGGGTATTTGAAAACAAGGATGAGGGTAGTGGTCCTAGCTACCAAAAAGCACCCGATGTTGATTTAGCAGCAGAAAGAGAAGATGATGCAGCTCGATCCGCAAAGATAGATGATGACATCCCGTTCTGATAAGAAATCAAAAAGAATAGTTAAACCTCCTTTGGATCGTTTCGGAGGGATTCGAGTGGTCCAGAGGAGATTAAAGAAATCAGAAGTGATTGAGCATAACAAAGAGAATGTTGCTCAAGAACTCATTGATATTGCGACTGCGAAGATAAACGATATTGTTTATTGGGATGGTCAAGGGAATGTATCAGTGAAAGATCCTAAGGATATTCCTGATGCAGCCATAAAGGCCATAAAAAAAATAAAAGTAATTCCGAGCAAAGAAGGAAATCATATTGAAGTAGAACTTCATGATAAAGTATCAGTGTTGAAAACATTAGCCAAGGCATCCGGGCTATTAGAACAGCAAGAAGATATTGACAAACCTTCCGTAGTAGGGATTGTGATGCATGGACCAGAACCAACAATTATAGATGGAGAAGTAACAGATGTTCAGGAAGAGACCGATAACAGGGAAAGAGAAGGATCGGATACAAGTTCAGATGTTGAAGAAGAACCTAAGTGATCGAGAATGTGCTCAAATTTCAGGTTTAAGGACCACTGAGTACCAAGCTATTGTTCGAGAAGGTAAATCTACTGCAGAATACAAAATATTCGAAATAATGCATAGTTTAGAGAAATACGAAAATTGAGCGAACCTATTACCAATCTGAATTTAGATTTCTCTACCTCCCCCGTTGTATGGAAATTCTTACAAGATAAATCTTTTGTGCGTGGATTAATGGGGCCAGTAGGTTCCGGTAAATCTTATGCTTGTGCTGCCGAGATTATGTTGAAGGCAGTCAGTCAAGTTCAAAGTCCTCGAGACGGGATTAAGTACTCTAGATTTGTTGTAGTTCGAAACTCCTATCCCGAATTGAGGACAACTACTATAAAAACATGGCAAGAACTTTTTCCAGAGAACATTTGGGGAGCATTTCGATGGTCTCCTCCTTTGACACATCATATCAAGTTACCCCCTAGAGATGGAGCTCCGGGAATTGATTGTGAGGTTATCTTCTTAGCCTTAGATCAACCGAAAGATGTCAGAAAGCTTTTATCGATGGAATTAACAGGGGCATGGGTTAATGAAGCAAGAGAATTACCTAAAGCAGTGATTGACGGATTGACGCATCGTGTAGGTAGATATCCGACTTTATCCGATGGTGGTGCGAAACCTTGGAGAGGAATTATCATGGATACGAACCCAATGGATGATGATCATTGGTGGTATCGATTATCCGAAAAAGAAAAGATGACAGGGAAGTATGCATGGAAGTTTTATAAGCAGCCCGGTGCTGTCACTGAATGTATTCAAGATGAATTACCGGAGAACCCTGAAGCGAATGGATTTATTTATAGTGCCGGTAAGTGGTGGACTGCGAACCCTAAGGCGGAAAATAAAAAAAATCTACCAACAGGATACTATGAACAAACTTTATTAGGAAAGAACTTAGATTGGATTCGTTGTTATGCTCAAGGCCTCTACACCTATGTGCAAGAAGGAAAACCAGTGATCAATGAATACGATGATACGTTAATGGCATCCGATGATTTACAACCAGATATTTCTGTACCGATTCAAGTAGGTGTTGACTTTGGTTTAACACCAGCAGCTATCTTTGGTCAAAAACTAATGAATGGAAGATGGGTAATCCTCCACGAGTTGGTGACCTTCGATATGGGATTAGAAAGATTTGGTACAATGTTAAAATCAGAACTCGCTAGTCGATTCCCTAAGTTTGATGTTTTAGTATGGGGTGATCCCGCAGGTCAAAAGAGAGATGAGATTTATGAAGTCACTGCCTTTGATCATTTACGATCTATTGGACTAACTGCAAGACCAACAGCAACGAATGATTTTAAAGTGAGAAGAGAAGCGGGTGCGATGCCAATGAATAGATTAATTGAAGGGAGACCGGGATTGTTAATAGATAGAAAATGTCAACGACTAAGAAAAGCACTCAGTGGTGGTTATCACTTTAAACGAGTACAAGTATCAGGAGCAGAACGATTTAAAGATCAACCCAACAAG